GTGGCTCGAGTCACGTGCCACGACGGAATGAGCGTGGCCGCCTAGTAGATCGTGGCCGCCGTGCAGCTGACGGCGGCACAGCAAAAGCAAATCGCAAACTGTACCCCTCGGCTCGAAATGAGCGTCGCGCCGGGGCCCGACAGCCCACGGCGCGACAGGAAACGATCGAAATGGACGAACAGGATCTTAATGCGGGCGATCGCGCGCCGCAAGACGCGGCTGATTCGGAGTCGGAGCCGGCGTCGCACGTCGACATGCTGACAGCCGCGCTCGACTACGCAGAGCAAGCACTGCGGATCTTCCCTCTATGGTGGGTGCGCGACGGAAAATGCGCGTGCCCAGCGGGCGCCGCATGCGGCTCGCCCGGCAAGCACCCCCGCATATCCAGCTGGAAAACGGCCGCGACTGACAACGCGGCCATCATCAGGCAGTGGTGGGCCCACTGGCCCGACGCTGGCATCGGACTGCCCACCGGCGAGATCAACAGGATCGTGGTCGTCGATATCGACGGCGCAGACGGCGAGCAGTCCATCGCGGATGCCGGTGGGCTGCCCGCCGCACCGACCGTGATCACCGGCCGCGGCCTGCACGTGTATTTCAGCGCTGACAGTGCTCCCACGATGCGTAACGCGGCCGGGCTGCGGCCTGGTGTCGACGTGCGTGCCAATGGGGGCTACGTCGTCGCACCGCCGACGCTGCATGTATCGGGCCCGCGGTACGCTTGGGTTGAAGGGCTCGGGCTGGGCACGCCGCTGCCCCCGCTCCCCGCATGGCTCGCTGAGCCTGCCGCGCGCCGGCCGTCTGCCGCGCACGATGTACCACCGCCGCCGCGCGACGCAGCGCCAAACGGACACGCGCACCGCACACGCGAAGATCGGTACGCGCAAAGCGCGCTGGCGCTCGAGCTCGCCGCCGTGCGCAGCGCGCAGGAAGGCACGCGGAACGAGACGCTCAACAATGCCGCGCTCAAGCTGGGGAGCTTGAGCGCGGGTGGCCTGCTGAATGAAGGCACGGTACGTGCGGCACTGCTCGACGCCGCGATCGCGTGTGGGCTCGGCGAACGCGAAGCGCTGCGCACGATCGAAAGCGGCATCACCAAGGGCATGCAGTCGCCGCGCGGTGTGCCGCCGCCCTCCCATGGGGAGCCGCACGTGAGCGCCGCCGACAGCCGCACCGATTGGTCCGACCCGACCCCGCTGCCAACGATGGCAGGCGTGCCAGCGTGGAACGAACGGCTCTTGCCCGAATCGCTCCGACCGTGGCTGTCCGATGCGATCGAGCGCACGCAGTGCCCAGCCGAATACGTCGCGGTAGGCGCGATCGTCACGCTCGCAAGCGTGATTGGGCGGCAATGTGCCATCCGTCCGAAGCGGCGAGATGATTGGACCATCGTGCCCAACCTGTGGGGTGCGATCGTTGGCCCTCCGAGCGCAATGAAGTCGCCCGCACTGCACGAAGCGATGCGGCCGATCTTGCAGCTCGCGGGCAAGGCATCGAAGGCATATGCCGACGTGTCCAGCACGCGCGATGAGCTGGAGGCGAAGTTCCAGGCGGCGAAGGATAAGCTCAGGAAAGCCGCGCAGCGCGGCGAAGACACAAGCGCCGCCGCAACCGAATGCAACGACCTGCGCGCGGAGCTCGCCAAAGCTCACGCCGAGCGGCGCTACGTCGTGTACGACTCGACCACCGAAAAGCTGGGCGAGATCCTGAACGCGAACCGGCGCGGCGTGCTGCTCTTCCGCGACGAGCTCGTAGGCTGGTTATCGTCGCTCGACAAGCAAGGCCACGAGAGTGACCGCGCGTTCTATCTCGAAGCCTGGACCGGCACCGGCGAGTTTGTCTACGACCGGATTGCCCGTGGCACGGTGCGCATTGAAGCCGCATGCGTGAGCGTGCTCGGCGGTATACAGCCTGGTCCACTAGGCCGTTACCTCAACGAAGCCGTAGGCGGCGGCCACGGCGCGGACGGCCTGATGCAGCGCTTTCAGCTCATGGTTTACCCAGATCCGCCGCGAGATTGGCTCAGCGTCGATCGATGGCCGGACAGTGATGCCCGGCGTCGCGTGGTCGACCTGTTTACTCGCCTGTCAAACCTGTGCCGAGAGGATACCGGCGCTCGCATCGATGAGCCCGGCGAGATCCCCTACGTGCGATTCGCGCCCGACGCTCAAGAGGCATTCGGCGCGTGGCTCGCTGCACTCATGCGGCGTGTTCGGATGAGCGACGAACACGAGGCGCTCCAGAGTCATCTCATCAAGTACGCATCGCTCATGCCGTCGCTGGCCCTCGTGTTCGAGCTCGCGGAAGGTGGCACCGACTTCGTGCGGCTTCCGGCTGCCGAGCTCGCGCTCGAGTGGTGCAGCGTACTGGAAGCACATGCACGGCGCGTCTACGCGTCGTGCATAGAGCGCGACATGGCCGCCGCTCGGGCGCTTCTAGAGCGACTACGCGCGGGCAAGGTCAAAGACAAGTTTGCCGCACGGGACGTCTACCGCTGCCAATGGAAGGGGCTCACCGATCCCGAGGTGGTCGAGCGCGCGATCGGGATTCTCGACTCGTACGGCTGGGTACGGCTCGAGCTGGTCAAGACACCCGGTCGACCAGGGCAGGTGGCCCACGTCCACCCCAGCTTGCTCGCGCCCAAGGGGTGAGCCGTGAGCGCCGCAAATACGGCCCCCAGGGTCACTGACAAAGCTGCCAAAAGGACCTGCGTTGGGGCTTTTGTCAGCTCTGTCAGTGACCCCCACCCCCTTATCCGCGCGGGTATCGGAGGCCGGCCACGCAGCACCGACCGAGTTCCGACGCACCGGCACGCCCACCGTGCCGACGCGTGCAGTGCAGTTGCGACCAAACCAACGGGAGACACGAACCATGAACGTTTACTTCGCCAACGGGTATGTGCTGTCACGGGAGTTCGAAGACGGGCGCGCGCGTATCCGCGCAACCGAGATCGATCGGCGTGCCCGCGCGAAACTCAAAGACGGGCAGTTCACTGCGATGGCACTCGACCTGTGCAAACAGATCGTCGGCCACTCGATGCGGAAGCTCCAGCCCGACCTGACAGGGCCGATCGACCCGACCGATGCGACCGGCCCGACCGGCTTCCATCCCGGGGGTGTCTGGCTCACGGAGCCGCAGGCGTATGCGGTGATTACAGGGGAACCAGGCCGCTTGTTTGACGTCTTGCTGCGACAAGTGATTCAGGCGTTCGTCGACCTGCGCGATGCCCGCGTGAGATCGGTGCTCGGCGAGCCGGTGACACCGGAGTACAAACCGAAGAAAGGCTGCAGCCTGTCGGAGTTCGAGACGCTCTATTACCACTGCGTCGCGCCCATCTCCGACCTGGAGCCCGACATGCTTCGCAGCGAGATGATCGATCTGGTTGTCGAGATCTTCGATGAGCGCCGTCGCGCGCTTGGGGTTGGCATGGGTCCGGTACACCTCGCGTAGCGCAGTGCGCTCGCGCGCGGAAACTGCGCCGCTCCGCGGCCGATGCGCCCGGCATGACGCCGACACTGTCTAGCCGGCGAGCATTTCCGGGGTCTCGCGCGAGCGCGCGTGCCATAGGCGGAGGGCGTTCACAAGCCCGGCCCTACGGCTTCCCGGCCTCGTCGTCCTCGGGCCTCCGCCCGTTGGTCGGGAGGTAGAAAGTCACCTCGGAACGAGCATCCGCACCGCCGCCGGGCTGTAAGCTCACGCTCGCGGCAGCGACTATCGCGGCGTGGCCGTAGTCCTTGGGAAATTTTTTCTCGAGCGAGTAGGCGGCCGCCCGCCAATCGCCCGCCACGCGAGAGACGGCAGCGCGCGTGATAATCGACTGGTTGCGCAGACCGTCCTCTGCGAGTGCCTTGTCGACCTTCACGCGGAAGTCTGCAAACGGCTGCTCGCCATCTGCGCCGCGCATCATCCAATCCTCGAACGTGGAAACGCCGATGCCCGCGGCCATGGCCGCATGGTTGCGGTAGCCGCCCATCCGGAGGTGTCGCAGGATCGTCTCTTCGACCTCGGGCGTGAGCTTGGTCTTGCGGCCCGGTTTGCGCTTCTTTGTCATGGTCGCCGCATGGCCTCCTAGTGTGGCGTGTGAGACGTGCCGCCGTCAGCTGCTCTCGTCTTTGCTCGCTGCGGGCGGTAGAACTCGAACCTCGCAGCGTCGCGCACGAGGTCGGCCGCTTCGCCGGGCGTGCCGTACCCGTGGTGCATGATGAGTAAGTACGCCGCCGCTCGCCAATCGCCCGCGAGCGCCGCTTTCCGGATGATCGCGACCGTGCGTATCGCATCGATGGCTCGTGCCTGCCGCACGGCTCGAGCGAAGGCCGCGAAACGTCTTTCGCCGGCCTCGCCGCGGCTGACCCAGCTCGCGAGCGCGTCTTCGGGCACGCAAACCTTGGCGGCAACGTCGCGCAGGCAATAGCCTGCTTTGATCAGCCGCACGACGCTCGCTTGCAGCCGCGGCGTCAGCCTTGACGGTGTTTCGGGACCTCGCCGAGCTCGTGCCATCGCTGCAGTATAGACGGTGATCGGCCGCATCGGTTACGCCTGTCCGCATGCCGGACATCGCACCCGACCTGATGGCGTATCTCGAGTCACCCGACGCAGCGGACGCCTCGATCGCGACTGCACGATCCATCATCAGTCTGCGCTGGGCGCTCGGTCGGCCGTTGCCGGCGAGCTGCTACCAGCAGCTGCGGCGCATCTTTGAGGATCACGATGCAGGCCGCGTGATCCGTGTTTTTGACGCTGCGGAGTGAGCGGGCGAAGAAATCGACGCGACGCAAAGTCGCCGCGACGAAAGCACACGGACGCCGCGGCGGCGCTGCTGTTGCAGCACTAACAAACGACACGACGGGGCTTGACTGCGCATGCCATCCGTAAAACATGCGTAGTCATGTCAGTAACCCTTTCTGACTGTGACGACGACGGCGCCGCGGGAATAGAGCACTCCGGCGCCGTCGTCTGCCGCTTCGATGCTGCCCCGCTCGGTAAAGGCGAGCGCACGCAGCAAGGCTTTCTGCGTATCCCGGCTCACCTCACGCGAGCCGGGATCCTCAAGTACCGGCGAGCAGACGGCACGACGGTCCGAGAGCTGCGGCCCGAGTCCGAAGTCTTCGCGCCGGCATCGCTTGCAACGCTGCGCGCGTGCCCGGTCACGGACATGCATCCGCCCGAAATGATCAGCCCGGCGAACGTGCGCAAGCATTCGATCGGCATCGTCTCGGAAGACGTGCGAGCAGACGGCGAACTAGTCGCAGCCGCGGTCACGGTGCAGGATGCAGACGCGATTTCGGCTGTGGAACGTGGCGAGCGGCGCGAGATCTCGTGCGGCTACAGGTGCGAGATCGATAAGACACCGGGCACGTACCGCGGCGAGCGTTACGACCAAGTACAAAGGCAAATTCGCTACAACCACGTAGCGCTCGGTCCGCGCAATTGGGGCCGTGCAGGCCGTGACATCGCACTGCGGCTCGACGCGAATAGTGCGGTGATGGAAGCGCCAGAAGACGACGACACCAGCGAGGTGAGGCATATGGACGGTGCAGACGACGCAGACCCGACAGTGGGCACATTCGTTGTCCAAGGTGTGTTGCGGATCGACGGCAAAGACGTGCAGGGCCAAGAGGTCCTAGACACGCTCGGCGACGTCGTGATCGAGCGCGACGGCCTGCAGGATGAAATCGAAACGCTGCGCGGCCAGCTCGACGCTGCGAACGACGAGATCACCGCGTCACGCGGTGACGGCGGCGGTGTTGAATACGTGAGACGTGATGGTCCCGAGTTCATCGCCGCCGTGCAGGAACACGCCACACTGCTTGCCGCGGCTCGGCGGATCCTGCCGCACGCGCGGTACGACGGCACTTACAGCGCGCGCGACATTCTCGAGTCGGTGATCGCGGCGATGCACCCGAAGATCAACGTGTCGGAGGCGACCGACGAGTATCTGGCCGCCCGTTTCGACGCGTTGATCGAGGTCGTGGACACGGACGCCGGTGCGCCGCCGAGCGGCCCTTCGCCGATCAGCAAGGCGCGCGGAGTCATCGCGCCGCTGCCGGGCAGCGTGACGCGCATGGATTCCAAGCCGCCTTACACGCCGCCATGGGCCAAGCCCCTGACCTATGCAGCACCTGACTACCCGACCGAGCGCGCAGACGCTGCGGACGCCAAGCCCGCCGCGGCAAAAACATGGCTGCCTGAGTGGCGCAAACCGTTGGCCTTCACTCACCGTGAATACAAGCCATGAGCACGCGCCGTGATGCAGACGCCGCTGACGGCGGTATAGGTGACGACGCGCGACACCAGCTCGAGCGGCTAGCCGCGACTCTTGTGCCCGACGAGCATGACTGGGCGGGCATGTCCGAGCGCGAGATCTACGTGGTCGTGTTGCGACACTTGACGCCGGACTACGTGTCGAGCGGGGATACGTCGACCGCGTATTTGCGCGGGCGTTTCGAGCACGCCGTACGCCGGTTCGGTCGCACGGATGGCATATCAGACGCGCAGGACATCGGAAAAATCATGCGCCGTGGGTACGATTCTGCAGTCGCTTACCGGCAGCTCACCAGCGCCCCGGCGGCATCGCCGAATGCGCTGCTGGCGACGCGCGCAGCTCCGCGTGAGCGGGATAAGACTTGGATTCCCGATTGGAAAAAACCGTTGGCGTACACGCATTGGTCGGCGATGCCAGACGAGATCGCTGCGCGCGCGGAGCTTACTGATTGGAGAAAACCGCTCAGCTACACAGCGAAGGGGCACGGTGCGGTCGACGTTCTCAAGCGTGAAGGTCGGAGGCAGTTCCCATGAGAGTCGCCGCGCGCCGTGAGGATCCCGGCGTCCCGCACGACCTGCAGGCGTACTTCAACAAGGTGCACTGCACGGCGATCGAGCGCAGGTGCTTGATCGCGCTGCGATGGTCGCGCGGCAAGCCGCTCACAGCGGCGGCCTACGATGCCATCCGCGTCGCCCTTACGCCCGGCACTGCCCCCGGCGTGGCGCGCGAACGTGCGTGGGAGCTACCGCGCGAGCTCGCATGGGAAGTGCGGGGCCTCGCGCAGCTGATGCAGCGGACGCCTGCGGACGTGTTGGCGGACATCGTCACGGATGCACTGCGGCCACCGTGGCGGGAGTCCAGCTGGAGAGACGCAACATGATCGAGCAGCACGAGCAAGCGCAGCGGGCCTTGCAGCAAGCGCAGTCCGAGCTCAAGTGCGCACGGGCAGACCTCGCCCAGTGGCTCACCGACCACCCGCCGCCCGGCCCGTGGTCGAGCGCTGACGGCGCGCGATACGTGCGGCTGAGCGATGCTGTCGCCGCAGCCGCTCGCGCCGTGTCGGCGGCTAAGGACGTCTACGCGGCGGCCATGGGTGCCCGCGCGGATGTGCTGCAAGCCAAGCTGCAGCGGCAGGCCGCGGCGCTGCAGCGAGCGCAGCACGGATTGTCGCGGATGAACTGAGGGGCCAACCTGCATGAGCAAGCGCTCCCTGTTTTTCGCAGAAACCCCGTTGCCAATCGACATCCCGTGGACGCGGGTGACCGTCACTTTGCCCGAGTCGGTTGCGCTCCGCGTCAAGGATCTGGCGAAAGCGCAGCGGACGTCCATGGCCGCGATCGTTGCGCAGGCGGTCGTCGCGGCTCACGGCGGCGGCGATGCCGCTGACCGCCGCTGATGGCTGCATGGCCGTCAGTTCAAACTTGGGGGCCACGCCAGCGTGGCAGGTGAGCGAACGACGATGACAGAGGAAACCATGAGTAGCGACGGCGCGACGGTCGAGCGGCTAGACGGCTGGATGAACGTGGTCACGGGCCTCGGTACGGCCCGCGACAAGCTCACCTACGCCAAAGTCTCGCCCGGCGAAAAGCTCGGTGATGGGTCGCTCGAGACGCTTTTCAATGAGGATGACACCGCGCGGCGCATCGTCAGCAAGCTGCCCCGTGAGGCGATGCGTCGCGGCTACAGTGTCGAGCTCGAGGCCGACGACGACAGCGGCGCGGACGTGGAGCGCGAGCTGCACGACCAGCTGCGCAAGCTCGGCACGGATTCAGCGCTGCGTGAGGCTTGGACGTGGGCACGGCTCTACGGCGGCGGGTCCGGGCTATTCGTGGGCGCAGACGACGGTAGGGAGCCGCACGAGCCGCTCAACGAATCAGCGATCCGCTCGATACGTTTCGTCAACGTGATCAAGCGGCCGCAGTTGATCGTCAAGTCGCGCTACGTCGACGTGACGCAGCCCGACTACGGCAAGCCCGAGCTAGTGACGATCTATCAGACGGGCGTGATCAGCGGCGTGCAACGGCTAGGCGTCAGTGTCGACGTGCACATAAGCCGCTTGATCTTGTTCGACGGCGTGCTCACCGCACGCACGACGCAGCCCAGCACGAACGAATGGGATGATTCGGTGCTGCAGAACGTGTACGGAGCACTGCAGCAATCGGCGACCGGTTGGCAGTCGACGGCGCACCTGATGGCCGATGCGGCGCAGGGCGTGTTCAAGATCGCGAACCTGATCGAGCTGACGGCGGCTGGCCGCTCGGAAGTGCTGCTCGCCCGCATGCAGGCGATGGACATGGCCCGCAGTGTCGCGCGCGCCATCGTGGTCGACGCGGAGAAAGAATCTTTCGAGCGGATCGCTACGTCATTCGCGGGGCTGCCGGAAGTGCTGGACAAGCTCATGACGCGTGTGGCGTCAGCGGCTGAAATGCCGGTCACGCTGCTTTACGGTCGCAGCCCCGCAGGCCTCAATGCGACCGGTGATTCAGACATCCGCGGGTGGTACGACACCGTAGCTGACGCGCAGACGGCCGTGCTCGAGCCGCGGCTGCAGCGGCTCATCACACTGATGTTTCTCGCCAAGGACAGCCCCACGCGCGGCGTGTTGCCCAAGCGATGGTGCATCGAGTTCAATCCGCTTTGGCAGCCCACGGACAAGGAACTAGCCGACACGAACAAAGTGAAAGCGGACACGTACGTCGCGCTGGTCGGAGCGCAGATTGTGACCGAGTCCGAGGCCGCGATCGGCCTCGGGCCCGACTTCCCCGTGATCGACGTCGAGCAGCGTCAGGCACTCCAGGACGGGCAAGCCGACGTATACGCCGAGCAGATGGCTCAAGTGAGTCTGGTGAGTAGTCGCAGCTAGGTCGCTGCGACTGCTGACGGTGTGAGATCAGGGCAGAACGAGCTGTTGAGCGTGAGTGGTCGCCATACAGCTTTGCGACCACTCACGCCCTAGAGCGTGTGCGCTAGCGCGACCTAGGCAAGCGTCGCGATGGTGCTCGACTCATGTCACGTCGTGCAGGAGCGATACCGCCGCCTGCGCTCGGCGGCGAGCCGCCACCGGACATGAGAGCCGTGATGATGAACGAGGCGATGTAGCCGAGCAGCGCGGTTTTGCCGGCTAGCATCGCATACGCCACGATCGAGATGAGCACAACGAAGAGACTTGTGCCGTTAGAAGGCGACCAACGTATCAACTGGGGACATGTTCTCTGTTACCGCGTGAAGGTTAGGCGCTATTTGTCTGGCAGCCGCACAGCGCTACGAGACTTCTTAAGTCTGCGACGGGGGACGCGCAAGCCGTGCGTATTTGCAAACCCGCCGCTGCGCAGTCCGTTGCGCGCCAAGCTCAGTCCCGAGCTCTGCTGACGCGTGCACGACGTGCCGTGCTCGCGCAGCTGCGAACGCGAGCCGCATGTGCACCGTCAGTATCCGATGTCCGCCGTGGCGCTGCGTTCGCTCACCAGCCGCGCGTCGCGCACGTAGCGGTCGAGCATCACGCGACTTGCCCACCTGCCTTGCTTCATGATCTCCCGGTCGTCTGTGCCGCGCTTGGCGGCGGACGTAGCGAGCCCAGCGCGCAAGCTGTGCCCGGCGTAGTCGCCCACCACGCCGGCCCGTTGCGTCCGGCGCTGGACTATCCGCGCGACCTCACGTGGACCGAGCGGGCCGCCTAGGTTGCCGTGGCAGTCGACGCTACGGAAGATGCGGCCGGTCTTGACGCCGCTCGCAGCGAGCCACGCCCGCAGCGTTGCAGCCGGGCACGTGCGCGGGTCTTTGCCGTAGTGGATACCGATCACGGCGCCTTGCGCCTCCTGATCGGTTTTTGACTTCCGGATGTAGACGGCCATGCAGTCGGGCCGGAACGTGATGTCAGCGACGTCCAGCGCCACGAGCTCGGACCGCCGCAGCGCCGCCGCAAAGCCCAGCATCAAGAGCGCCGCGTCGCGCACGCCGCCGAGCGTGTCGACCGGCAGCGCGTGCACGACGCGCACGAGCACGCTCACTTCAAGCGGATCGACGCGCCGCGGAGCCACACCTTTCGTGCGGCGAATGCCTTCCCAGATTTCGGCGAACTGCGGATCGCGGTGTGGGTACTGCGCGCGCGCCACGCCGGCCGCCTTGTGCGCGGCTGCGATGGCCGACAGATCGACTTGTATCGTCGAAGGCTTGATGCCGCGCTCGGCGCGGTCGGTCACGTACAGCGCCAGCGTGGCAGGCGTACACGGCATCGCGATCAAGGCGTGTGCGGAGCACCACGCGGCGAAGTCACGCCAGCACGCTGCGTAGGTGCGGCGGGTGCGTTCGGCGCGTGCTTGGGCGGCGTAGCCGCGCGCTTGCTCGGCGCGTTGCTGCAGGTTGGCGATCACCAGCGTGCCGGTCTTGGCGGGCGCGGTGGCAAGCGTGGCGGTGCCTTCGGAACGGTGGCGGTACTTCTTGGCCATGGGTCCTGTGTAGCCGCCTTGGTACTATTGGCGGCCTCACGACGAGCATGACTCGACACGGCAGAAGTGCAACCGGAGCTGTGGCGTCCCATACGACTCTGCACAGATGCGTATACATCTGCGAAGGCTGTTGACGCGAAACCTGTTGACGCGGCGTGCCCGGTCGTCGTGCGATGGCGCCCCCATGGCACGCCCGCGCAAACCAAACACCACTCAAGTGTCAGTCCGGATCGACGTGACCGTCGCGAAGCGCACGGAGCGCGTGATCGAGGGGCTGCTCCAAGAGCAGCCCGAGCTGCGCCCGTTTCTCACGACGCTGGCGTCTGCATACCGCTTGTTCCTTGAACGCGGCCTGAATGACTACGAGGCCGATCTAGGGCTGCGACCGAGCGCGACCGACACAGAGCCCGCCAAGTCGCCCAAGACCGCGGCAAAGAAAAAGCGCTGACGGGCCGGCGCTGCCCGGCACGTCAAATCTGCTTAGCTGTCGGCGGCCAGTGCTCGGCGAAAACCTCAGTGGTTTCCGCTTCCGCAGCTCGAGCGCTAGGCAAATCTGACGAGCGCGGCAGCCGTCAGCGGCGAAGCCAATCGGCCGAATCGTGTTGACTTCGCCGCCGTGGGCGGCGTACGCGGGTCCACGAACGAAATGACCTCGCGCTGTTCAAGCAGCCGAGGTCACGGCCCAGGAGAGGTGACTCATGAGCATGCAGATCGTAGCGCGGAGCGCTTGCACGAGCGAGGCCCGCGATGCCTAGGAAAGCGACTGGGCAGCTGATCTGGCGCACCACTGGTTGGTACGCGCGCTTCATGGCGGTGGTCGACGGTGAGCGCGTTCGGGTGAGCCGCGCGCTCCACACGAAGAACAAGGCGGTCGCCCAGCTCAAGATGGACCGGCTGCTGGCGAGCGATGACGGCGCTGCCGTCGATGCCAAGCGGCCGGAGACTTTCAGCGAAGCGACCGAACGTGTCTACGAGCTGCGTCGCGAAGGCGGTGCCGGCAGCGTGGCTAGCGATTTGTCGTCGCTCCGTCGGCATGTATTTCCACTCATAGGCCCGATGCCTGCGCCGATGGTGAAGCCCAGCGACGTTAATTCGGTGCTCGACCACGTGAAAGGGCTCGGCCTAAGTCGTGACACCGCAGCGCACGTACGGCAGCGCATATCGAACGTCTTTGCGCAGCTATGCCGTGAGGACAGCTCACTAAAGAACCCGGTCGACGACGCCGTGATGCCGATCTATCGCGACGTAACGGTGAAAGAGCGCGCAGTGCTCAGCGATGCGGAGCTGGCGATCTATCTCGCATGGGAGCACCCGAAGAAACGCTTTCGGCTGGCAGTGCTTGAGCGGCAAACCATGTGCTGTGTCTCCCGCATGTTCGGCGGCCTGAGAACGGGCGACCTTCACGCGCTCCGGTGGGAGTCATTTGACGTCGAAGACGGTAGCTTCGCGTGGGGCTACGCACCGCGTCAGAAGACTCGACGGCCGCAACTGCTTGAGGTGCCCGAGTTGCTGCGCCCTTTCCTACGCGACTGGTGGACGCGCGCAGGGCGACCGATATCCGGCGTGGTATTCCCGTCCCGCAAGGCTGGCCGGCGAGGTGACCGCGTCGGCGAGGAAAAGATCGGCGTAAGCCACGCTGCAGCCTTTCGGCGTGACCTCCAGCGAGCATTCAAGGATGCGCATGAGCTCGGGCGGGATGCACCCGATGCGACTGGCAGGCGTTGGCGCGAGCTCTTCCACGAGACGGACTACACGCTTCCCGTGGACTTCCACAGTTGGCGCCGCGCCTTCGCTCAGGCGCTGGCGGATGCCGACGTGTCGGCCCAGCAGGCCATCGCTCTGACCGGCCACGCGGATATGACTACGCACGCCCGCTATCTCAAAAGCGCGGGAAAAATGCGGAAACTGCCCGACGCCGCGCTGCCCCGACTGAGCGCGCGTGAAAAGGCACTCCCAAAAGGCACCGGCTCAGGCGCTGCCCCTGAATCACCGTGTTTCCCTGGGGCTCAGGCTGACGGCGAAAACGACGGCTCGCCAGAAAGCTCAAAGATCACGCAGGCAGCAGCTGACGGCGGCACACTCCGGAGCCAAAGGTCGCAGGTTCGAATCCTGCATCGCGTGCCAAAAACGCCCGTAGAATCAAGCTCTTGCGATGAGGGCCTGAATCGGGCGATGGCCGAAAAGGCACTCGCGCTGCCTAATCCGGAAAAGGCACCGCCCCTCGACGTCGCCACGCTGCCCGCTGTGCCCCGCGTCGGGGTCCTGGACTTGCTGCGCGCCGCTGACGCCGCGGTCGTCGCCGGCGAGGGGGCTCGGGCACGGTCGCTCATCGCAGCCGCAATCGCGGAGCTGGAGCCCGAAAAGGCAGCGCCGGTGCCTGAACGCTCCGACAAGCGATAGCCGATCGCTGCGGCGGTCGGCTGAGTAGTATGGCCCTCAGTCAGTGCGCCCAACCGACTCCCATCGGTCGGGCGCGGAGGGGGCCGAGCATGGCGACCGTGACGACGATACCGCATCCGCGGTGCACTCCACAGCAGCGCGAGGTCGGCGATGTCAGAGCATGACGGTCGCTACGACCGCGACGATATCTACGACCGCGACGACGACGTGGAGTCGTCAGCGGAAGCCGAAGCCGTCGACCGTATACGCCGCATGCCGCTGCTGAGCGACGTCGGCGGCCACGAGCCGGGCGCGCTTTTCGATCCCGACGCATTCAACGTGGTCGGTCGATTCCTTGGCGCAGTGATGTCGCGTCATGCGGATGAGCACGTTGCTGCTCGCGCCGGCGCTCAGCGCGCCGCTGTTGCCGCCCACCTTCCAGCCGTGTGCGATGTGCTGTTCTTCTGCGTGCGTGTCCTGGAAGGCGACCAGCAGGCGATCGACGCTTTCCAGAACGCATACCCGCCGCCGCCGCGCCCGCCGCCCGATCTCGTAACGCCGCGTCGAGCGCGGCTGGTCGAACTGATCGAAGATGGCACGCTGGCGTCTGCTGCTAGTGGCGGCGCTGACTCCGAGGAATGGCTGGCCGTGATGCATGAGCTCCGCGAGCTCGACCCGGCACTTCGGGCGAGCGCAGACGAAGTGCTAGCCGTGTACCTGGATGCGGCGACGCGTGGCACCGTAGTTTCGCGCACCGCTGCCCGCATCAGCGTGAGGCTCAACATGTTCGGCGACCGCACTCGACTACTGGTCGACGCCGGCATCGACATCGAGGATGCGATCACGACTGTCGCGAAGACCTTCAAGAAAGCGTTCGGGAAACCGCTGAAGTCGCGTCCACCTAGCTCGCTTTGATTATCCACCTCCTGCCGCGGGCGGAGGTGGATAGCGAGCCTTCGTTATCCACCTCGTGCGCGTGCGAGGTGGATATAGACGGCCCGTAAAGCCCGACGCATCGTGCTGCACACGGAGGTGCACGATGGTCACGATGACGATAGCGAGAGCGCGCGAGATCGCGCTCAAGATGCGATGCGATCCGCGATCAGTCCTACGCGCTTGGCGTGAGCCGGGCTGCATACGCGGCATGCTCGGCGAAGCGCTCGAGATCGAGCTCGCGCCGCTACGAGCGGCCTGCGCGACGTCCGACAGCTCGACCCTACGCAGTGAGGCGCCCGGACATGGGCGGCTCCAGTCGGCATGACGCGTCCAGCACGTGTAGTCCCGCGGACAGTTCCACCCGACCGCGGACAGCAGCAAGTCGCGCCGACGCGCCGCCACGCCACGCCGCTCAGCCCGGTCAGCACGTCGTCGCTGCTGGCTGAGATACTCCAGACTTTGATCGACGAATTCGCCGACCGTATTCGCGCTGAACTTCGCCAGGCCCTCGCCGCTCAACCGCAGCCGCCCGCGGACGCGCCAGCGCAGCAGCCTTCACTCCTGTCGATCACTGTGCTCGGGCGCGAGCTCCAGTGCTCGCGTGCGACGATCAATCGCTTGCGCGCGGAAGGCATGCCGTGCGTGATGGTCGGCGACTCGCCACGGTTTGCCCGTGACCGCGTGCTCGCGTGGCTCGAGTCACGTGCCACGACGGAATGAGCGTGGCCGCCTAGTAGATCGTGGCCGCCGTGCAGCTGACGGCGGCACAGCAAAAGCAAATCGCAAACTGTACCCCTCGGCTCGAAATGAGCGTCG